CGCTGTTGCTCGCTGGTCATCGTGAGCTGGTTCCAGATGTGCATCCAGTCACCATACTGGCGATCGATGCGCTGGCCTCCAATCTCAACCTCAACCTGGGCAACGAGCTGCTCTCCGGGGAAATCCAGCCAACGGGCATAAACGCCGGTGTTCTGGCCGGTGGTGTAGTTGCCGAGGCCCATAAGCTGGTTAATCTCGGGGAGAGTAACCTGAAGGTAGGTGCGGTAAGCAAGATCTCCGTTCCTGCTAATCACGCACTGGACACGACGACCGAAATCGGCCTGTCCGTTGAAAGTCTGTTCGATCGACTCAATCGCGAAGTTTGTGTACCTGCGGTACGTCACTTTCCAAAAAGTTATCTGAGGATTACCAGTAAGGTAAACATCTTGTGCGCCATAGGCCACTAATTGCATAAGACCACCTCCCATTGTATTATATAATGGCTAAAGAAAAAAATTTTTTTTAAAACAATTAATTATTAAAATATATATAAAATTGAATTACAAGTATATAGTTCATATATATAAAAAATGGAGTCGGCTAAAAATGAAAAGTTTATTGAAAAAGCGAGAGCAATTCATGGAAATAGGTATGATTATTCGAAGGTGAATTATGTAAATGCGAAAACCAAAGTCACAATTGTGTGCGAACATCACGGTGAATTTGAACAAACCCCCTGCAATCATTTGTCGGGGTTCAATTGTCAAAAATGTGCTAAAAATTTAAGGATGGACACAAACACATTTATTGAAAGGGCAAATAGTATACATGAAAATAAATATGATTATTCAAAGGTTGATTACATAAATGCGGATACAAAAATTATAATCGGGTGTAAAGAACACGGTGAATTTGAACAGATTCCGGATTTTCATCTAAATAGAAAATGTGGATGTCCTAAATGTGCGAATAATATTACACTGACAAATATCGAGTTTACAGAAAAGGCCAACAAAATACACAAAAATATATATGATTACTCTCAAGTCGACTACGTAAATAATAGGATACATGTTACCATAATTTGTAAAGAACACGGACAGTATTCTCAAACACCAACTCGTCATTTTGCTGGTGACGGTTGTCCTCATTGTGTAAATAAAACAGAGTATAAATTGTATACCAAATTGCTAGAACTATACCCAACAGTTAAACGTCAATTCAAAGCAGAATGGTGTAAACAAAAACGCTGCCTTCCATTTGATTTTGTAATTGAAGAAAAAAAGAAAATCATAGAATTGGATGGTCCTCAACATTTTGTTCAAGTCGCAAACTGGAAGTCGCCCGAACTTCAACACCAACAAGATTTATTCAAAACAAAATGTGCGAATGAAAACGGGTATTCAGTAATTCGCGTATTACAAATAGATGTGGTAAACGAGGTGGTAGATTTTGATTATTTGGTAAGTTGTATCGAAGAGAAGGGAATAAAAAATAAAATTATTTGTAAAAACAAGGATTTATAATTTCAACTTGGTCTGTTTCATTTCAAAATTGAATTGTGTAATAGACGCACATGAATATGTCAGTCCAATTTCATTCAAACAGTCATTTACATATTTTGTGATTTCTTGAACTTCATCTATAATTTTTGTATCACACTCATTTGCACTACTTGACATTTGCAAGTTTGCGCGCAAACGGAATAAAATGTCAGTGACAGTTGTAACTAATAGATGTATCACATTATAGATTTCAGTTTTCAGCGAAATTGCTTTCTGGCGTCTCAACAACAATGATTTAAAATGTTTTTCGTCGATTGTTTTATTTAGGTAAGAAATGCGAATATCAATATTCGCGTCAACCCGATTATGTTGAGCCAAGTTATTGTATTCTCTCGTTTCAATACATCTTCTGGCCACGTCGATGATATGGTTTGAGAAATTAATATCCAATATTGAATGTTTGCCAAGAGCAAACGGAAGAGAGTTTATAAAATGTTCTGTGATCTCATTGTCAATTGCTCCACACGGAATATCACCCGGCTCACGTTCTAATCCCCCAGTTTTACGACGCCAGTCGTAGTAGTGGGGATTATGAATTTTTGTTTCTATATTTCCCGTTATCCAACTGAATGCGGTGTGACATTGCGTGCACCAGATTTGTGGACATCCGTCGATCTTAAATATATTCGCTTGACAACCTGGACACGACTTGGTATCAGTCTTTAGAAGTTTTACGGTTTCAACGGTGTTTGGGTCACAACAGTGGGTGTCGTCACATTTGATTTCGTGACAGTCAATACATGTTTTCTTTTGACACAACCCACAATTCCATTTGGAAGTGACAAAGCCACGACATTCTGGATCCGCGCATTTACGTACAAACGTGCGTCTTGTTGTTTTCCCGGCGAGTTTACGCAACTTGTGATTAATATCCTTATAAATTTGTAAATAGAATTCGCGCTCCTCTTTTGTCTGTTCGTCTATAATAATATCCTGGATTTTTTTCGTATTCTTGGCTGTTCGAATTTCATTCACTATATGTTTGAGTTCATCAAACAACCCACATCGTCGTCCACCTTCCTTAAAATATTTATCCCACCTTTCATCTTGTGGTCCTAGATCTTTTAAATTGTCAGTTTTCCTTTTATTTTCTTGTTTTAGTAACGATAAATCCCGGATTTTACGAATTGCTTCAATGCGCACGATATTCAATCCCCGAGCTGTTCGAGTGACATTATACATGTTATAAAGACTGACTTTGGACTGGTGTGAGAGATGTTCTCGTCGTAGCCTATCCTCAATAACTATTTGGGTTTGTGGCATTAATGCAAGCTCTTGTTGAAACAAGACATTTTGCTTATGAACCTTTAAAGTTTTGTTTATATATGTTGCTGAGAAATGTTTATTTATAAAATTTCTCGACCACTCTCCGGCACATTTGGTATTCATACAACCCTGGACATTCGTGGATAACAAATATGTTTGATAACACACCGAACATGCTTCAAATTTACAATATTCACAGCTGACAAGTCGCCTCTTTGCGTCAAAAGTATCTGCGCAGATGTTACAAGTAGGTTCCATTAATTCGTGTTGAATATCACTCAAGACTAATTACTCATTCAATTATTTTGCCGGACCGTTCTCAAGAAGCTGGAATGAAACGGAGAAAACATAAAAAACGAAAAAGCATAGAAAATTTTCTAGTTGAATACATTTTTTGCGTCTAGATTTTTTTTCATAAAAGCAACTAAATAATCGTCGTGTAAAATCTCTTTTCTTCCTTCGTGGTTTTTCGTAAACACGTAAGAACCATCGCGTTTTTTTAGAGACCAACCATCCTCTATTGCGTTGAACAACAAAACCATTTTCTGGAATTGTAATGTGTCTATTTTTAAGTTGTCATTTTCTAAATAGCTGCTAATATCAATTTTAAACTCTGGCATCTAATAAAAAACAAGAAAACTATTAACGTGATTTAACTAATCAACCTTTGGAACCAGGGAACCAAGTCGCTTTTAAAAAAAGCGAGCAAAATTTTGTTCCCCACGGGGGTAAGCCCCCGTAAACCCCCTTTTTCCTCCACACGGGGGCAAAGCCCCCGTAAACCCCCTTTTTGCTCCACCCAACCTTTGGAAAAGGTTGGTCCAAATCCGATGTTGGGGGGCTTACGGGGGTTTACCCCCGTGAAAAGTGGATTTTTCAAAAGTGGATTTTTTAAAAGGGAGCCCGAACCCCTCCTTAATCGGGGGTTTTAAGCCCCCGTGTTGGTCCAAATTCACCCTTCAGGCGGGGGGCTTACGGGGGTTTACCCCCGTGATTAAAGAGTAGGAAAGAATTCCCAGTCAAGCTCTTCGCAAATTTGTTTCCAAATTGTATCCTGTTCAATTCGTTTCTCTTGGTCCTTCAAAAGAGGGAAGTGTTCCAGATATTGGTCTTCGCCCAATAGTTCACACAATTTATACGCTGTATAATAATAGTTCAAAAAGTTTACGCGATCATTTGGACAAAATTTAGAATATGGAGACTGTAACTCAATAAACAAGTTACATAGGGTATCTTCTAATTCCGGCGACATCACCGGAGGTTTTATCCCCAACTTATCTTTGATAAACGGAATATGCTCGTAGTATTTATTATAACCAAGCTTTTTAAGGATTTCTTTTGTCTTGTTATTTGTAATTTGAATAAGGTCTATCCGCTCCTTTTTTATCTGGAGTTTTATATTTTCAATAACATCCGGCGGTATTTGCGTTGTTTCTTTACCTTGAAATTGCGCAAGGATTTCCTTGAAATGATTAATCCGTTTGTAAGCATAAAAACAAACCTCTTTAGGCGGTTCTTTATATGATGGCTTTTCATTTTCAATCAAATAGGGGACATTTCGGGCACACAAATTACATATCAAAATACCTTCATCTTCTTGTGGTATTAATTCTCCTTTGAAACAATACTTACAAATATCCGTTGGACAAACAAATAAGTTTACATTGATAAATGTATCATCAATATTACTCAAGTATTGTTGAACAATATTCTTTTTGTCGTCTTGGTTCACTAATGTTTCTTCGTCCTTTATTTTGAAGAATGAGTTAAGTAATTGACTTTTGTTGGTTGGGACATTTGAACCTGTAGATATATTTTTTTTATTCTCAAAATAATCAAATATGTATTTAGAATTGTCAAGAAAATATTCCTTTTTCTTATTTTTACAGTTCATTATACTTTGGGTTATTTCTGAAATACGTTCTTCCGTCTCGATCCTTTGTTCAACAGATAAATTGGTTGTTAGAAAACTTCGCAAATTTGACCGTTCATGTTTTAATTGAGGTATTGTATAATTATCATCTTTTGAAAACTCGTTTAGAAATTCCATATGCTTGTTGTCAAGTGTTACAGCATTTTTTTTGTTGTAACTAATCTTCTTTGTTGTTTTATGTTTGAATGGCATCTAAATAAAAATAGCAATTATTATTTAACTGTTTATTGTTATAAAATATATATATCCACATTGAAAAAGGAAAAAAATGAATGATTTTGATTATTATAATGATGTATAATAATCAAATGTGGATAATTGAACCGGCCATAGCCAAAAAGGTAATCAACTATGATATTTGGACGAAAAATGGGTATACCGTGACAACTGCTCGTTATTGGCGATGGGCTGAAGTATGTATTGATAACCTTACTTGCCCAGAAATAGATGTCAGCAACCCCGATGGGATAAATATTTGGGATCGTTTTAAAAATGAATATGAAAATAATACTATACAACACAATCTAATTGATAATTATGATAGCGTTGTTGTAGATTATTCAAAAGGGATGAGAAGCAAAATGAAGGATGACATATATGATATATGGGAATCAGATGACAGTTTGAAAAATAATGGTTGGGTCATTGAAACAAGTGAACTTTGGTTTCACGATGTCTTAAACTTGAGAGAAACTGAACATATTTGAATTTAAACGTGGTTATTATCCGGTACGCCGACACTTAATTTGTCAATAGTGTGTATTTATCAATGATGTATGTTTTGAAAAGTATAAAATTTCCGTTGTCATTTTTAAAATATAAGTGGTCAATCCATTGCGGTCCAGAATAGTTTTTGTCTCGTGTGATTTCATCAGAAACATAATAGTAGTCGTCTATTGATGGTATATAACACATTAATGACCCATCGTCCTCGATTGTAGGTTCATTCAAATAACAAAAACAACCTGTCTCATTTTTCAATCCAACCGAATATTGTTCTGATAAGTTTTTCAGCTCGGTTCGGAGTAATGTAATGTTCATTATATCTATTTTTCAAAAGAGAATATTAATTGGTTTCAATTTTTTAGGGGCTCCCTAAGCTGGTCTATAAGGAAATAAAGTCAACTCATTGGTATTATAAATTGAAAAATTTGGGTCAGGGCAACCAGCCCCAAGGTTTTGACCTCCTTGTTGGTATAGTCGCCTCATTTTTGTGCCTCCCATTTTTTTGGAATCATACGCAAGGTTTGCGTTGAAATCTGGGTCATCTAGATCATCTACAGTTCCTCCTCTCATTCGTCTTATCCTTCTAGTTTTCTTGTTTTGTTTTCGTCGTTTCACTCTTGTTTTCTTACGTAATGTATTGCGCTTCATATACAATATTACAATATTTTATAGATCTTGTAATATTTAAATAATAACTGTTTCAGATACTCTTACTCCATTCACATCATATTAATTTTAGAATCCCCCTGGGAATTTTACTAAATTTGCTCCAATTCCAAATCCTGCACCAGTTCTAGCCGAAACTCCCATTGTCGGCACATACGTGTCTAGAATGCTAAATGTGGCGGCGGCAGTTAAGGCGATTAAGACAATTTCCTCAATATTGAGAGAACGTTTAGGAATGGCATACGCGGCAATAGCAACCATAAGTCCCTCCACAAGATATTTAATTACCCTTCTAACAAGTTCGGCAACGTTGATCAGACTGTTCATTATATTAAATAAAAAGAAAAAAATATATTGTGCGATAAAAACTTAAAAAATATACCTAAACTAATTAAAATGAGTCACTCTAAAATGAAGAAGGATGGTTTTGAGCGAAAAACGGTTGGTGGAAAACCGAACAGTAAATACGTTGACTTGTTAGAAGAGGACAAGGCAATTGCTGGGCAAAAATTTGTATGTGTGTCATTTGTTTCGCCTGAAAAGGTCCTGAAGCAGAAGGAGGTATATTATTTTGAACAATTCCTAAAGAAGTGGGAATTCAACAAATCGATGGAAAAATTTGTCCAATTTTTGAATTTCATTTCTTTCAAGTATAATGTTTCTTTTGATGATATGTCCAACGATTTCAAGGATTTTGTAAAGGATGAGAGGGAAAATTTAGTTTCAACCAACATGACAGATGAATATAAAACGTATCTAGACAACAACGAGGAAGAGCTTGAAAAGTCATTTGGCGTCTCATCCAATTTTCAGACTTGCACAAGAGGATTAAAAATTCGCGGTTCGTATCCCACCATAGAGGAGGCGGAGCTGAGGTGTAAGATGTTGAGGGAGCTTGACCCAAATCATGATGTGTTTGTTGGACCCGTTGGATTATGGATGCCGTGGGATCCGGAAGCTTATAAAACGGGACGCGTGGAATATATGGAGGATGAATTAAACCAGCTGATGCACGAGAAGACGAAGAACGAGTCAAATGCCAAGCATGCGTTTGAACAACGCGTCAAGGAGAGTAAGCAAAAGGCAATTGAAGAGAACATCAAGAATGCTGAAAAGACTGGAAATATGCTGACGCAATCTATTGATGACCAAGGTAATCTGGTTGGTGTCAACAACATCAATACGCAAGAGGGGACCATTAAAGAAAAGGACACCATTTCTGCGGCGGATATTCGCATGGAGTTGTTCGAAGGTGAAAATATTGTTATTGGTAAGACGGATAATGGACGGAGCGAACTAATCAGTGGTCCTTTTGCCACAAAAAAGTAATTTCGTATTATCCAACCAATAGTTATATTTATAAATAAAATATTAAAGACTATTATTTTATTTACAATTATATGTCTCACAATATAGATAAAATATACTATATTAATTTAAATAAACGACCTGACCGAAAAGAACAAATTGAAAAGGAGCTCAACGAATTTAACCTGAAATATGAAAGATTTGAAGCATTTGAAACCAATGGTTTTGGTATACATGGATGTGGGTTGTCTCATTTGGCTGTTCTGAAACTAGCCAAGGAAAACAACTACGAAAATGTCCTTATTTTGGAAGATGATTTTACATTTTTGGTATCTAAGGATGAATTCGAACAACAACTGACATCTTTTTTTGATTTGAAATTGCCTTTTGATGTATTAATGCTATCCTACAATTTGAATCAGAGCGAGGATACCGAATATGGGTTCATATCTAAAGTTAAAGAAGCCGAAACGGCGGCTGGATATCTAGTCAATAAACATTATTATAATACATTGATAGATCTTTATGAGTGGGCAATGCCGTTACTGGATCAAACGAAACAGCATTGGAATTTTGCAAATGACCAAGTGTGGAAACGATTACAAGCAAGGGATAGTTGGTATTATTTTACCACACGCATTGGAAAACAGACTATTGGGTATAGTGATACTGTTGTAGGAAGCCAAGTATTTTCGTTAATTTACAGGGATTGATACCTTTGAAGAATTAAATCCGCACTCCATGGATTTATTCTTTCAATGGTGTAAATATTTAAAGGTGTATAATAAAAAATTGATTGTATAATACTAATTATAAAAATTAAAATACTATAACAAAATGCTTTGGAAAATAGAACCGATGCTTACAAAGAATGTTGTCAAGTTTACTACTTACGCAAAAGGGGATCATTCTCTCACACATGTAACATTCTATAGATGGGGGGAAGCAATTACAGAGAGCGATATAAAACCCGTATTCGAAGGTTACAATGAAGAGGCGGGTATAAATGTAACAAGATTCGACTGCCAGTTACATGATTGTTATTATTCGCGTATTATAGAGTTATCTAGGGGAATTCCAAAACATATTAAGACAAATTTGCGTAACAAATTATTTGTAGAGGATTATGAAATGCGTGAACTAGAGGATGATGGTTGGTGTTATTGTGAACACAAAATTATATTTAGTGGAACTTTGCAAATAGATGAAAAAATGAGGGAAAGATGTAGGGATTAGAAAAAGGTGTAATCTTAATTGTATAACAATACATACAAGTGAATAATTATTCTTTATTATATTATTTTTTAGTATATTTATTCGCATTGCTGTAAATATTCAAAGGTGTAAATAAAATATTAAAGAAGTATTTTATTTACAATTATATGTCTCACAATATAGATAAAATATACTATATTAATTTGAATAAAAGAACTGATCGGAGAGAACAAATTGAAAAGGAGCTCAATGAATTTGGCCTGAAATACGAAAGATTTGAAGCAATTGAAACCCATGGTTTTGGCATACATGGCTGCGGATTATCTCATTTGGCTGTTTTCAAACTAGCAAAGGAGAATAACTATGAAAATGTACTTATCTTGGAAGATGATTTTACATTTTTGGTATCTAAGGATGAATTTGAACAAAAGTTGGCTTCTTTTTTTGATTTGAAATTGCCTTTTGATGTATTAATGCTATCCTACAATTTGAACCTGGGCGAGGACACAGAATATGGGTTCATCAATAAAGTTAAGGATGCGCAAACGGCATCTGGATATCTAGTCAATAAACATTATTATGATACATTGATAGATCTATATGAGTGGGCAATGCCATTACTAGACCAAACCAAAGAGCATTGGATTTATGCGAATGACCAAGTGTGGAAACGATTACAACCAAATGATAGTTGGTATTATTTCACCAATCGTATTGGTAAACAGGCGCCTGGGTATAGTGATAATGCCCAACAATTTTTTGATTACAATGTATAATGATTACGATGTATAAAAATTATATGACCATAACAGTAACAATTTTTGGTTAAATCTTTCCAAAAAGTTTATGATTACCATTTGGTCGCCTTTTTTACATTAATTTTGGGTCCAGCACCTCGCTTTTTCGCATTTCCGGGGTCATATTTTTCATCTTCTTCGTCGGAGTTGAACCCTTTGGACAATTCCCAGAATTCTTTTGACCCTAATTTGAAGTCATTATGGTTATCGGCCTTATACCAGAACACCTGGTCCTGTAATTTGTTCGATTTTGAGTTGTTATTTATCACAAGACACTCATAATTCTCAGTGCATTGGTCCATGACTTGACAAAAGGACTCGAATGTGGGGAACATTCCCGCATAATTGTCATAGATGCGCCTTCGATTCGCTATGTAGGGCTCGCGCAAAATAAAAACGTAATCAATATTAGTCCTTAATACAGGTGGAACTCCCAACGGGTATTGCATAGTTATAATTAACATTATCTTCCAATGTCTGCCATTCATGAAGAGGAGACGCATCATCTTATCGCGCGACCATGTGTCATCATACAAGCAATCATCTAAAATAACAAATGCGCGGGGATCGATTGTGCTTCGTTTGTATGTTTCGATTTCCTTTTTGATTTGTTTCAAAACAGTTTTTTGTCTTTTTAAGATATTTTCGATAATAGCAGTATTGTATTCGTTGTGAATGAACAATTTTGGTACCATTTTTCCATAAAATCCGTTACCTTCTTCGGTTCCAGATATGACAGTTCCAATGGGTATTTCCTGGTGATAATATAAGAGGTCACGAACAAGGAAACTCTTACCGGTATCGCGACGACCAATAAGGACAACGACGGGCCCTTTTGATTCATTTGGTTTGAAACTGATATTTTTCATATCGAATTTTTTCAATTCTAGCGAGGCCATTGGTAATAAAACAACAAATTATATTTTCCATACTTTAACGCAATAAATAAAGTATAAGTTTAAAATCATATAAAATTTATATTTTAAATAGCTAATGGCGTTAGTTGTAAACTATCAAAAGAGAAAGAACGCTGAACTTTTTAAAAGTTTAGAAGGTTCTCTACTTCTCTCTAAAACACAAAATTACATTCCGATTTATAATCGCCTTTTTTCATTGAACGACACTAATTACAACAGTATAAATCTAAATCATAAATGGTATATTTCGAATATAAACAACAATAATAAAAACACATTAAAATGTTCTATCAAAAGCATAGAAAAGGAAAAGGAAAAAGAAAAAGAACAAGAGCAAACAAATGTTGACATATTTTTCAAAATGGCCCCATTGTTAGATCCATTTAAATACCTGATTGGAAAATATAATACAAATGACCCAAACTTATTGACGTTGCCAGATAATACATCAACCGAAACAAGTATTAATCCCAAATATGTAGATGTAAACAACTCGGCATATGTTGACGGTTTATTTCTGTATGTAACAAATTTTCTATTACATGAGCACGGATTTATAAACGGTGTTGATTATTATGGATCATTTCTTGCTATAAAAAATGACTTCAAGTTGAATATTTTCGATGACATCGATTTTTTAAACGATTCGTCATTCTTCAAAAAAAATAGAAATATTCTATACAAAGTTGATGATTATGAACATTTGTTTAACACCGATAACAAGAGCGTTGCCCTAAAGCCAATTCAAATCCAACACAATACTAGTGTGGGGTCATGTATTTCATTAAAATCATTGAATGACGGGCTATTTGAAAATATGTTCGATGATAACAATGTGACTACAAGTGAAACGACCATAAATGATACGATCACCGTTGTTCAATTGAATGATATTTCATGCACAAATAATATCAAAATGACTACTCTGAGAAGTAATTCGAGCTGTTCATCAACATCATCACACACTAATGATGCGGATGATCAAGATGATGACGAGGGAGAAGATAATGATGATGGTGAAGACAGCGATACAGAATGGAGCGATGACTCCTCGTATACCGAAGAAGTAATTGAAGCTACGATACCCAGGTTTCCGGTTCAGGTAATTTGTATGGAGAATTGTGAAAACACATTTGATGATCTTATTGTAAACAATGAATTGACTGACGATGAGTGGTTTTCTGCTTTGATGCAGATTATAATGATTTTAATCACATACCAAAAGTCATTTTCATTTACGCACAATGATCTTCATACGAATAATGTAATGTATAATAAAACAGATAAGAAGTTTATTTATTATTTGTATAAGAAGAAATATTATAAGGTGCCCACATTTGGACGAATCTTCAAAATTATTGATTTTGGAAGAAGTATTTATAAAGTTAATGGGAAGGTATTTTGTAGCGATAGTTTCAAGATGGGTGGTGATGCTGCGACACAATATAATACAGAGCCCTTTTTCAATGATAAAAAGCCCCGCCTAGAACCTAACTTTAGCTTTGATTTATGTAGACTTGCTTGTTCAATTTATGATTATGTTATTGGTGATTTGAGACAAACCAAACAAACAAAACCCATAAATAAACTGATACATGAGTGGTGTCTTGATGACAATGGTTGTAATCTGCTCTATAAAAACAACGGAGTCGAACGATATCCCGAATTCAAGCTTTACAAGATGATTGCCAGATGTGTTCATAATCATACTCCCAACCTTCAATTGGACAGGCCAGAATTCAAGGCATTCGAGTTCACAGGAAAAGTCAAGGGAAATGTAGTCGATATCGATAAAATACCTGTGTGCGTATAATACAATATACTGATAATACATTTAGCATATTGTAATAAAGTCAATAGTCCACCTTTCCCAAAATTGGAAAATAATATGTTCTTAAAATAGATGGATAACTACGGGTTTATAATAACAAGGCATGTTAATTCTGAAAAAACAAACAAATACTGGAATAATTCAATTCGTTGTATACGTCGTTTTTATCCACGAAAGAAAATTGTTATCATAGATGACAACAGTAAACCAGAATTTTTGAACGCTGAATATGATTATAAGAATGTAGAAATCATTCAATCGGAGTTTGCTGGTCGCGGAGAATTACTCCCGTATTACTATTATCAAAAACACAAATGGTTTGAAAACGCAGTCATAATACACGACAGTGTTTTTTTTCATAGACGTTTCAGCTTTGAAAGAATTATAGGCCTTCGAGTATTACCGCTGTGGTCATTTGAGGCTGATAAAGAAAATAGATCAAATACATTGCGTATAGCAAATAAATTAAAAAATGGGTATGTGATCAAAAAAATGCTCTCGCATGATTTTGTGTCTAAATTTTTCCTAAATGAAGATAAATGGAGCGGTTGTTTTGGCGTTCAAAGCTTTATTAATCACAAATTTTTACAATCTCTGGAGCGTAATTATGGCATTTCAAATATGATACAAGCAGTCAAATGTAGGGCTGATAGATGTTCGCTTGAGAGAATATTCGGTGCGCTATTCTGTAAAGAGTGTAAAGAGGTGATTAGACTAAAATCACTATTTGGAAATATAATGAAATATCAATCATGGGGATATACATATGATAACTACGAAACTGATTTGAAACGCAACAAAATACCAAACCCAATTGTAAAAATATGGACAGGAAGATAAAACTGTATTAGTAAAATATATTATTTATATTGTACTAATTTTCCTAAAACTCTGGATTATCTGTAAATACTTGAGGAGAAACTGGGTGTTCGCCGCCCATCGGCTTTAATTGTTCCATGACAAAAATACCAAAAACAACACTAAAATAAACCAACAATGCATCCCGTATTAATAATTTTAATGGTTTACTTTCTTTGTCAACAAATCGCATTTCGACAAATTTCGCAATTAAAAACACAATCGAAATTATTCCTGCTATAAAAAACATATTATCCATTTACAATACATATAAATATTCTTATTTCAACTTTTACGCAATTAATCTAATAACTCAAATTCAATTTCTTCGTTCAATTCTGGGAATTTAATTTTTGGTTCACCAATATCGTGTACATCTAACTCGGTAAGATCAAATGAATCGGGTAAAATCGATATTTTATCGCCGTCATCGTGTTCCACCTTCTCTTTCGCACGTTTTTCGCTCAAATCATTCAAAAACTCAATGGTTTTAGGTGCACTGACAGGGGTTACATTATCATTCGAATCTTTGACATAATCCACATCATCAAATGATAATTTAACGGCTTCCTTTACAGGATCATCGTTTATTTGGACTACAGATACAGCTTGTTCGGTAATTAACTCTTTTTCATTATAATTCTTTGTAACATCACTCTTCAATTCTTTCGCATTTTCGGCGTTGGGTTCAATCACCTCTTCTTTAATCTCTTCAGTTACTTCTTCCTCAACCGTCTCATCTTGCATATATTCTTTTAATATCGCTTCCACCGGAATGCTTTCTCTCACTGTATTCAAAATACATTCCTGTACAATAACTTCAAGTTCTCTGTTATGTTTTTGTGTTTGAAGTGGAGGGATCCCCTCCTCGAATAGGTATACGTTTTTGTAAACCTTTCTCGCAACATTGATGTAAACCTTGTGAATAAAATCGTCCAACTTAGGCACATTTATGTCAATCCTTTTCTGTTTTTGTCCAACCCGAACAGCAGTTAACATTTTCAGTTGAATAATATGAACACATGTAACCAAATCTTCTAAATAAATACATCCACTTTTATCACAGATCCTCTTTCGTTCCGTTTCTATAATGGCATTATTCCACTTTGGAATCCTGGAAACAAAATTTTGAAATGTCATCAAATATTTATCCAACTCGCCATTTTCCTTACATAATTTGATTGCCTCAACAATAATAGATTTATAACCATCAATTATGAGCGGGGTTAAAATTGTAATTAGGCGAGCAGACCATTCATTTCTGCTTTCATGTAACGTGGCTACATTAAAATCGTCCATGTTACATAAACGAAATATTTTCTAAAGATAAATCTAAACTTATAAATACAAAATTTAAAATAAATAATATTAATATTTTTTCATTCCTAAATTCCTTTCTAACACGATGAAATGTTATTAATAATTCATATCTTCGTTCAATTGTTAAACCAAAGTGTGGATTGTCAAGTAACTTCAAAATGTCTAAACCACTATAACCCCTTTCATATAACTTTGAACAGAAGGTCATCAGGTCTTCAACATTGGTATCTTTATTGACAGATTTTAAAATGTCTTTTTTCAATTTATCAAGACGATTAATTTTCAAATTATTCAATTTAAATGTCTCATCCAAATTGTATTTGTAAAGATTAATTGATTTACCATTATGGATTGGTTCTGGAACGTAAATCTCACAAAATCTCGACAAAATTGGCTTCAATAGGTTATATTTGTCTTCTACAACAATAAAAAATCTGGTGTTATGGCTAAATAACTCAATGCATCTACGCAGAGCCGATTGAGCATCCATTGTAAGTTTATCCGCATTTAGTAAAATAATACTTTTAAAAATATCACCACCATTTGAATTTATGTGTGTTTTGGCAAAGAATTTTAACTCATCTCGTATAAACTTGATACCCTTTCCATGCGCACAATTTACATACATGACCAACGACTTTATTTTCTCTCTGTCATGTTGATATATATTGTGTATGAATTCATTCACAATGGTCCGTTTTCCGGAACCCGATGGACCATGAAATATAATATTGGGAATTTTATGTTTACTTTGTAAGTAATCTAATTTTTCCCTTATGTTTTGATGAATATGTAGTAACATTATAGAACTTGTTATTATATACGAGTTGTTTTTAAATATGTTTTTAACGCAAATCCACGGGGGTAAACCCCCGTAGGGAGATTTGGTTCAACCTTTGGAAAAGGTTGAGTGGAACCAAATCCACGGGGTAATCCCATTACTTTTATGTTGCTGCTCCCTCCGGGAGAGAGAGGATTTGGTTTGGCTCCACACGGGGGCAAAGCCCCCGTAAACCCCCCACAGCGGATTTGGACCAACACGGGGGCAAAGCCCCCGTAAACCCCCGATTAAGGAGGGGTTCGGGGAACCTTGGTTCCCTGGTTCCAAAGGTTGGGTGGGTTTAGACAGATGTTGTCAATGAATGTGTATATGGGTTTGAACGGAATGCTTGTAACAAATCACCATCTATGCGAGCACAGTTGATACTTTCGTCATACATTTGACGACCGTTCTGTTTTCCGTACACTTCTTTCGATGGCGGCATTGGAACAACCGATGAAGGGGCACTCACGCGATAATTGAACCTATCACTATCTTGACGAGCGATATTTACGTTCATTTGCGTATTAAATATCTGTGTTCCGCCTTGATTTGGGCGATTGTCAATTGTCGCAGACTTTATATCATTATTGTGTTGTCTGTATGCTGCGTCATACAAGACATCCCCATATTGTGTGCCATGTCCTCCGGATGTTCCTATATAATCACAGCTGGTTGTATCCCTTTGCGTTAAATCCATAGGTTTGTAATTGTTAACGTAAATGCTTTCCTTTTGGTTGTTAATATTAAACTCGGGAGAGTAAAGGGTTGTTTCCTTAATTGTCGTAGGTGTTGTATCATTTGTATTGATAACATAGCTTTGAGGAACATTAGACCCGGCTTCACCATAAATGCGAACATTATTAACTGTTTCCTCCTTGCGAGACGGACGTAATATATCCATAAAAGGGGCTATAACAGCACCAATTGCCCCGCTAAATCCACTCCTCAAGGTGTCAGGTTGCTTAATAGTTGAACGGTTATTATTGTAATTTGTGTGACTGCGAAGAAAATTATCCCCATCAGTTGTTGGCCCGCGCCCAACTGCTCGCGAATGGGTAACATCACAAGCTGGCAGTTGGTGGCGCTTGCTCGTTTCGAAATTTTCAGGAGCATATGCTGCCTTTCTATCAGCGGGTCCAGCGGGACCAGCATAATCAGTTACAATATCGTTGCGGCGCAAAATACCCATTTCCTGGATGGGTCTCAATGTCTCGCCTTTTTCTGCTCCTGTAGTAGTTAGCCAACGATCTTGTGAGTTAATAAAGAATGTATCAGGGCCTTGCTTTTCAACACGTCCAATTTTCCCTACATTTTTGATTTGAGCATTTGCCGGACCTTCGTGATTAATGAGCTCATATTCAAGCCTCGGGTTTGTGGCGACACGAAGTTCATCTACAGTCTTGGGTAACCACTTATCACGTGCCTCCATTCCAGAATTATATCCTCCGCTTCCACATGTCCCATAGCCCTGATTTAATCCCGGGCCTACATACTCGGTATCAAACGGTTTCACATTATTATTTTTCATGGCAGGGTTCACACGGGATTGAAAAAAATCGCTTTGGTTAGGAGCACCATGTGCCCAGTTCATATTTGCCTCGGGCTTGAATAAAGGCGCCTGTTCTATTTTTTTAATAATTTGCGATCCACTTCCAATCATGTTATCCAGGACGGACTCGGCAATATTTGTATTGTGTGTGTTACCCTTGACTTTACCACCGTTAAATGGTATCATATTATTGTGTTTGAACTGCTGTGAATCAAGATAATTTCCATTCAAAGAATAAATCTGTTGTGGGTTTTGTCCAACAGGTTCCCCTTGGCGAACTCTCTGCTCAAACTTATTCTGGTCAAAATATTTGTCAGTTGCGGCATTCGGGTTAGGGTATTCTTGGACAGTATCAAGTAATTGGTTTATGTTAGACACAGGAAAATTTTGCGGAGGTATAACTGTATTGGGTAAATAGTTAACCTGTTTCCCCATATTTGTAAATTTTTCTCTCGTATCACCAGACTTACTTTTTTGATTTGATACAACATACATTCCTCCTAATGCTATTAAAGGGATTGCTAACTCCATAATATATATAAACTATTATATTTTTACAACATTGTCTTAAAAATATATGGTTTAAGAATTACACATTTGAACATTTAAAACATTTATTCTCAAAACATATGTATTCCAGGTTTGTTTAATTATATTATCCTTATTATTATATGGTAAACGATAATCTTACAAAAGAAGATTTAGACAACAAGAATAAATGGAGGGAAGTGTTGCTTAATGACCTTATACCTGGCAATTTATATGCAATATTATATCCTTTCGAACCAGTCTTAATAAAATTGAGGATAATCTCAAAAGTAGGATATGATGCTGTAAACAACACGGATGTGAACTATATAGAAATGGCGCGGGTCGACAATTTGTTTCCTCATAGTCGTGAAGGCTTGTTTCCAGCTGGTGGGTTGAACCGTTTGAAATTCTATGAAGCGACAGAAGCCTGGAAGGCGTATGGTTTATCACGCGAACTAATGGCAATTGAAAAATCATGGGCTAACAAAATTACTGATACAACTGGAAGAATTCCAGGAGATAAGGATGATACGACGAAATCGTTACGAGAGCGCGGAATAGTTGATAATATTGCAAGTTATTTGGGTGGAAATAAAACGAAAGGGAACGGTCGTAAAACACGCAAAAAAAGACGGCGAGTAAAATCTAGACGACGGTCAAAAAAACGATAAATAGTGGTTGTTATGCAGTAAAATGACAAGAGTTTGTTTGGGCACATGTATTAGGTCCACCGGCATACCCGCCTTTTATCAAATTAAAACTTGTAGGTAACAGATTATTTGTCTCATTGATAACACAATCTCTCTTGGGGGTAAAATAATCCTTTTCTAAAATTCGTGTATTCAGGTTATTGGAAAAGGACATACATGTATTTTCCTGTGGGTTCAACGGAGGATAATACCAGTCTACTTGTTCTTTGTCTCGAACCATCCATGCCGGAGCAATTGCTCTGGATTGTTCTGTGAATAGGTTAGAACATGTGGGGTATTGTATGGCTTCATTTGGAACATTATAGCTCTTGTAATTGTCTTTTCCTAAACAATCTCTTCCTATCTGCCGATTTACACCCAATAGGTCACTCTCCAAATTGATAGTATTTGTCCTCAAATTAGCACCCCATTTTTGAATAATAATTTGTGGGTCTTCTATATAACACGGGTTTGAGCCGTTCCCAGGCACATTCAAAATCCACCTTCCCGGGTCAGTTGATTGTTGTAACTGTTTCTTAGTCCTACAAGGGTCATAATAAAATCGTGTGCACGCCATACTATAATTATACAATATAATTTATTCTATAATAATTTAAACAGAATACTATTAATAGTAATTATGGAGTTGAACCTCAAAGAAGACGAGAATTATGTCCCAACCTTGTGTTTAAATATGATCGTAAAAAATGAAAGTAAAATTATTACTAGATTGTTTGACTCTGTTTTATCAGTTATTGATACATATTGTATTTGTGATACTGGTTCAACTGATGATACTGTTGACATAATCAAGCAATATTTCGATAGTAAAAACATCAAGGGTGTTGTAGTAACCGAGCCATTCAAGGATTTTGCACACAACCGAAATTTTGCTCTCAAAAGTTGTGTGGGTTTGGCTGATTATGTATTGCTGATGGATGCTGATATGATACTAGAAGTTAGAGGTTTCAAGAAGGAGATGTTGCGCAATCATGAACTTTTTCACGTTCTTCAAGGGAATGATAATTTTTATTATCAAAATGTTCGTATCCTTAAAAACGACGAGGCGTTTCATTATGTAGGTGTTACTCATGAGTATGTATCGTCACCAAATGGGACAAAATCCAAATCGTTCGGAAAAAATGAACTGTTTATAAGTGACCTAGGTGATGGAGGCTGTAAGAGCGACAAATTTGAGCGCGATGTACGATTGCTGGAGGCAGCAATTGCTATAGAGCCGAATCACGACCGTTATCACTTCTATCTGGCAAATAGTTATTTGGATTCAGGTAACAATGAAAAGGCTCTCGAGAATTACGAAAAACGAATAAAAATTGGTGGATGGGACCAAGAAGTGTGGTATAGTTATTACAAGCTCGGGTTTGCTCATAAGCGAATGGGGAACATCGAGAAGGCAATTTGCGCCTGGATGGATGGGTTCAACTTTCTTCCTAACCGAGTAGAAAATCTGTATGAAATTATTTATCATTACCGCGTGATATCCAAACACAAGTTAGCGAACATGTTTTATCAAACCGCAAAGGATATTGTAAAATTAAACCTGAATCGCGATGGATATTTATTTTTACATAATGACGTATACACATATAAGTTAGATAATGAATTTACTATATTTGCCTCTTATGTTGGGGTGAAAAATATTAATAATGAAGTTGTAAATGTTCTTAATACATGTGATGATAGTGGGACGAATGATAATTTGTTCAGGAATATGAAGTTTTACAATGATATATTGAAGCCGACACATATGTTAAATTTTGACGATACATTTGAAAAGTTAATTAATGGAAAAATGGTCAAGTTTCGGTCATCATCCAGTTGTTTGGTGCCAAAGAAGGACAAGACTGGTTATTTTTTTAATATAAGATATGTAAACTATTACATTGACGGAGGAGGTGGATATTTAGATTGTAGCGACCATATCATTACTATGAACCGGTTTGTCGAATTATCGTCAGATTACATGATCCTTAATGACAAGGTTTTTGATGTTACAAATACAACTGGTCGATATGTTGGAATTGAGGATGTGAGGATTTTTAATGATGTGGGTAGCGATAAATTGTTGTTTATTGGAACAGGTCAACATAAAAATGGCAATCTTGGAATTGTATATGGTAACTACGATATAAATAAGAATGAACTCGACGTGAATGAATTGAAGTCATCCTTTTCTGATAATAGCTGTGAAAAAAATTGGGTGTTTACAGACTATAAAAATGAAACACATATCATTTACAAATGGTGCCCTCTACAAATTTGTAAAATTGATAGAGAAAATAACACAATCAACCACATTGAAGAAAGAAAAACACCCAAGATATTTAGTAGAACTCGTGGATCAACGTGCGGGTTCAAGTATTTTAATAAGCAGACCAACCAAATGGAGATTTGGTTTGTTCTCCATATTGCTTCCTATGAGCAACCACGACATTATTATGATATCATAGCAGTGTTTGACGATTCGCTCAATTTAATGCGTTATTCAGCTCCTTTCAAATATGAAGAGGCCCCAATCCAATATTGTATTGGGTTGATCGTGAAAGATGAATCAGTAATGATAAATTATAGTATCTGGGATAGAACCACTCGGGTTGGTATCTACAACAAAAAGTATATTGATTCTATCGTAAAGTATACATAAATACTATTTTACATATGAAATGTATAATAACAAATATTTTTGTTATTATTATAAATTCGCGTATTATTATTTAGTAATTATCTATAATTCTTTTATCGTGCCCACAATTATACACATCAAACAATTCTTTGTGTTCATTGTAAATAAAATACCATAGATTTACCTCCCAAATGATTTTTTTGTGTTCATCGATAAAATCCAAACAACAGGTTTTCATTAAATCTGCAAATTTACACAAACTGGTTTTATCACCCCCAAATACACTTCCAGCAAAATACCACAATACCTTTGAGTGATAGTTATTATGATAATAAGCATTAAAATCCCAACAACCGGCTATTCGTATTTTATCGTATTTTTGTTGCGTAATTTTATAAATACAGTCGGCAAAATCTTCAGTATTTATCATGTGGTAAATACCAAAATCTATCCACACAAACTGCTCTGTGTTAAAGGGGTCGGTCTCAACAGCTTGTTTTACCCACTCAGTTTTGTTACACTGGACAAACATATATTCTATTGTATCCTTTCCCGGATTTGTAGACACAACTTCAAATTCTGTTATGGCTTCCATTTGTTCGTATAAATAGTTATCAGTCTTCTCTACAAATACAAAATTAGTTCGGGGAAAAATATCATTAGAAAAGTATTCGGTGTATATTTCCTTTTCCATAAAAATAACTTTTGGAGTGTCTATTGTAAGCAGTTTTTTTCCATATTCAACATATTTATCAAGTTCTCTGTACGAGTTTATGTTTGATATAAACGCAGAAACTATTGTCGTCATTTTTATATTTCAGTATTATGTATTTAAATATATATTCAACTAAATTATTAATATTCATCGATCATTGTTCTGTCATGTTCACAGTCGTAAAAATCGAATAAATCTGGATTTTCTTGATATATCAAATACCATATATTCACCTCCCACATGATTGTATTTTTTTCTAATATTATTTTTACACACATGTCTTTTGTTAGCTGCGCAAATCGAATTAACTTATCTTTGTTTCCACCAAATACCCCACCCCCAAAATGCCAAATTATGTTATGATACGGATTTTCATTATAATACGGTCGACCAAATTTTCTCCACACCGACGCAATTCTTAGAGTATTGTATGATGTTTCCTTCATCCGTTCAATGCTTTTAATAAACTCATCGTCGCCACATTTGAATATATAACGAATACCAAAATCAACCCATATAAAATTATCGCTGTTAAACAAATTCAACTCAATCGCTTGTTTTACCCACTCTGTTTTATTACACATCAAAAAAAAATAATCTATGGTATCCTTATCCGGACGACTTGTATGAATATCAAGATTAGTTAGTAAATGTGTATATTGATACAAATATATATCTTTTTTTGTAGTCACAATCAATTTTGTGTATTCGTTTTCATAATCCTTTAGTTCATCATATGTGTCTTGGTCAACAAACACAATCTTGTGTACTCGAGTTTTCAAAAATAACTTTCCATTCTGTAAATAATTACCAATATTGTAATCTTTGCGATTATTCATGTTCCTTATAAATGCGCTCACGATTGTAACTGGCGCCTTTTCTTTGTCCATTAATAATCTATTTGAAATATATTTAAATATGAATTATGTTAAATATATTTTATATGTCGCTTGTAAAAGTTATATCCATAAATAAGGTCCATCACCCTTTACAAAGACATCCTTTTTATACGGCTCCACTTCCACATCAAACCGTTTACCAATTACCAACCAATGGAATTTACCATTTTCACCGTATACTGTAAAAGAATTGTTTTGTATTTCATCAAAATTATACACCTTGACAATACCATCATAAATAGCAGTAATTTGAATTGTAAATTCACTTGCTATTTTTTTAACATAAACCGGAAGATTGATAATAACACTATTATTGTTAGTAATTTCACCTTTTCCGCGATAATATACGGCAGCCTCGGGACCTTCTAAACAAACATGAACCAAGTATTTGCTTTGATCATCAGGATGGTCAATAATAAAACTCTTCCCTGGAGGACCAGTCGGTCCAATACAGTTTCGCCCAGTTGGGCCCGTTGGTCCTTCTGGGCCAATATCCCCAGTATCACCTGCTGGGCCAATCGCAGCTTGGCCTGTTGGACCAGCGGGCCCGACAGGTCCTTGAGTTCTTATATCACAACACCGCTGTCTACCTAAATGTTGAATTGTATCTTTATAATATCCCGACATATTATATATAGGTTTATAAAATTTTACTATTGAATTTTCAACTTCATTAACTCCACAAATAAGGTCCCTTCCCACACAAGTTCACAACTTCTTTTTCTGGTTCAACAATAATGTCATGTCTTTTCCCGATAACTAACCAATTGAATTTACCGTTTTTACCATATACTGTAAATGAATTATTTGTCATTTCTGTGAAATTATATATTTTCAATTTACCATCATAAATTGGCGAGACAATTATGCTACAATCTTTCAATAATTGTTGTGTATATTTTGGAAGATGAACAATGACACTATTATTATTTGTTATTTCTCCTGTTCCACGATAAAATATGCCCGATTCAGGGCCTTCTAAACAACTGTGTACTAAATATTTTTGGGGATCATCTGGATGTTCAATAATAAATGTCTTTCCTGTGCCAGTTGGACCAGTATCACCCTTACGACTCCACCCTGTAAATCCTGCGATACCAGTGGGTCCAGTTTGGCCGGTGTTGCCGGTTATTCCGTCTGCAGTCGCACCGGTTGGTCCAGCCGAACCTGCCGGGCCGGCCCCTCTTGAATCACAGCATATTTTTTTACTTAAATAGCTAGAGTAGTTCATTGAGAATCTCGACATAATATATACTCTTATAAAAACGGGGGATAAAAAATCCCATCTCTTTTCCATAAGCATTGCGGAAACTTCGTGAAAAAATGGAGGTTAATCAAAGCAAAAACCAACACCGTTGTGGGGGTTTACGGGGGCTTCCCTTCGGGATCCGTGTTTAAGTGGATGGAAGAGCAGCTAAACACAGCTTAATTTCTCCCAGACTGGCAACATTGTATTTTACGACAAGGGGTAGATCATTCTCCAAATAAACCTCAATCTGTGAACACAAATTGGTGCACTTGATGAAATACCCGAGATTTTTTAAAGAGAACTCGCCCTGAATTACCTTGGTAGCATCCTGCTTCAACACAAAGCCCATACTACCGTCTGATTCTGCTCGATGTATCTCGGCCGACGCAAATTGTCCTGAGCATTTAAAAATCAACTCATTGCCAACCGACTTAATTTCTAATTTGTCCGAAATACAAGATAAATCGCGAATAATTTTTTGGAAATCAGCAGACGGTAAATTAATAATTGACGAAAATTTTACGTCGGGATACTCAAGCTCCTCTGGGTCCGGCTCAATTAGGCGCAATTTTTGGGTCTTGCATTGCTTAATCTCTCCGTTTTCAAACTTCAGCGCCAAATGAGATACAATTCCATCCACATAATCGGCATTTTCAATATAAATCGATAGCGTGTCATCATTATCAATTGAATTAATCAGTTTGAATAAATGGAACATGTTGACGCCAATAATAATTTTCTCCTTTTTACATTCATAAAACTCAAAATTCTGAGCTGCTAAATACAAATGTGCTAAAATTGTATGAGACTTGTCCATATTAATGATTCGAATTCCATCTGGACAAAATGATATATTTGTTTCTAGTAAAATATCCTTTAGAGCCGTCATTAGGGTTCGAAATGGCGCAATTTGAACAGTCTTAATCGTTAATACATTACCTGCTGTTCCATTGTTATCATTAAAATTAGACATTATACATTGTCTTAATGTATATCTTTAAATACTTACGCGTTTAAAATAATTTATCCACCCAACCTTTGGAAAGGATGATGATTTTATAAAAGTGACAATATGATAAATATTTCAATAACCTTTAATTAGTATTTAAATAAATCATATTATACAAATCTAATGTCATCCTTAACAAATTGTTCGCCGACAACAAATTGTTCGTCGATAACAAATTGTTTACAACAAATAACGGATTTGTTTGAAAAATATAAGGACAATCCGTATATGCTACAACGCGTAAACAATCATATTCTAAATTACCTCCCCAATACATTAATAAATGAGTGGACAAATTATGAAAAACGGGTCGATCGTCAAAATTTTCTAACAAATGAACAACAGATATTCATCCAAGTATTTTTGAGTAAAAATCAGTATTTTCATCTACCCAACAATAGTTTGTTTTACGAATATAATGGAAAACAATACACAATTGTGAAAGAAGATGATATAATACATAAACTATTGTCGAATATTTCAAAGGACCGTGTCTTGCTACAATGGAAATACAAAACCAAGGTAAATATTGTCAAACAAATCAAAGATCGAAATTTATTCGACTCAATACCTGAGACAGACACAATCCAACATATCCTCAATTTATTGTGTCCATTTATATTCTCGAGCAAAAATGAAGCAAAATATTTTTTGACAATTGTAGGAGACAATATACTTAAAAAAAACCCAAATCATATATTTCTTACAAGTAAAAAAATCAAGAAGATGCTATTAGAACTTGATGCTATAGCGTATGCGACAATTGGAAATACTAACACAACACACAATTTTATGACAAAATATCATGAAAATCATTCATATGAAAATTGTCGTTTAGTAAAAATTAACGAAACATTTTCAACGGATTTGTGGAAAAATATAATGAGGAATAATGGTCTTGATTTACTATGTGTTGCTGCGCATTATTCGAAACGGTATGGTGACTCCGACCAATTTATTGATAACAAGGCAGATGAAGATTTGAAATCCTACGCACATTACTTAAAACTGTTTCCACAGAGTTTAATTGTTGACAGTTTTTGTTCCAAATGCGTTATTAAATCAAGTGGAGTTAACATTGAATGGAAGAATTTACATTTTATATGGAAACAATATTTGTCAGGGTTATATCTTCCAAGTATGATCTATTCAAATACATTAAAAACAATTTTAAAGGATAGATTTCAATTTGATGAATCGAGTGACACATTTTTAAATGTAACCAGTAGATATTTACCAATCCACAGTGATTTTATTCAGTTCTGGGATACAACAATTACTTATCAAAATGAAGACAATGAATTAGAAGTGGATGAAATATGTTCACTGTTCAAAGTTTGGTCAAGGAATGAAGAATCGTTGATGTCAAATGGACATATTAACGAAGAAAATGTAATTAAAATTCTCAAACACTTTTTCCCAGATGTTGAAATTGTTGAGGACAAATATATTTTGAATGTCAATTGTGTTTTGTGGGATAAAAATAAGGATATTCAAGAGTCGTTTGCTTATATAAAGGATCAAGTAAAAAATACGCTGGCGCTGATATCATTTGATGATGCCTACAATTATTATTACAAATATTGCGGCTCGTTATCAAAAAAAATGATTGTCAGCAAACGGTATTTTGAAAAATATTTGTATATAAATATCTCACATCATATTGTGTATGAGAAATTTATAGAAACTGAATGGTTCCTAACACATGTGGACTAACCCTTCGAGAAAAATTATACAATATTGAATATTGAATAATTATTTAGTTCCCAAGACCGGCCGCAAATTGAACAGCGTTCCCGGAAGTTTCAACACCCTCACCGTCATAGTCTGTGGGGCTGAGCGGTAGCATGTTATCGCCTCCACGCATTTTCCTAGACTTTGACCTAGACATAGACTTGGACCTGGACCTAGACATAGACCTGGACTTCTTACCATTGAGCATAACAAACCCAAACTTCCCCTTCCTAGTTCCATACCCCGCCTTCACAAGGCGCTTCTCCTTCTTGGCGGTCATATACTTCGCCTTGGAGACAATGCGACCCGCCTTATTTTGAAGGAGGTCGCCCTTTGTAAGACCACCTGACGTTTTGAACGCAGTCCCGTGCCAAACTTGGGCACGGGTTCCAATCAACATTTCGAAACCTTTTCCTTTAACAACATATTTGCCGCCGGCGCTTTTAGTGTAACGAGTCATTATAAAATTACGTGAGAAAATAAATCCACTTCTCTTTTCAAAAGTGGATTTTCTAAAGGGGGGAGGTTAGAACCTATTTTTTGGAGGAGATCCGCTACCTCCTGGTTGACCGGCAGTTCGTCCTAAATAATTGATAATGACCGGTTGTTCTAAATAATAACTGCCAAATTGCGTGCTCCCTCCATTCGAGTTGTTTTTAAGAATGTTTGCGATTCGCTGATTATTTGATATATTTGTAGAGTTGGGTTGTCGAAGAAATTTATCATATTTCTCTGGCTCACACACACATCCCTCTTTGCCTTGTGCTACATATTTAATTATCTTATTGGAATTTGATTTATTACCGGGAGTGAATTGTTGATACGAATACATAATATACATAGGAAGATTTAAAAATTATGTCTCAAACAATAAAAAAATGAAACAGATTAAACAGAAAAATAGGAATACAAATACAATAGAATGACGGACTTAGCCCAAACTTATCAACAGAAAACGGATTTAGAGCACATTAAAGACAATCCCGAGGTTTATATCGGGTCTGTTGAATTTGTAGACGGCGACTTGTGGATTATAAGCGCCGATGGAAGTAAAATCGTTTTGAAAAATATTAAATATATTCCTGGTCTTTTCAAGCTATTTGATGAGGGAATTGTAAATAGTAGCGACCACTTCAAGAGAATGTTACAACGAATTGCCAGCAAGGTTCCTAATTCCCTTCCTGTTACGACAATTGAAATAACGATTTGTCCTGATGGAACAATTATTATGTTCAACGATGGAAATGGGATTGATGTTGCCGAACACCCAGAATATAAGATTTGGATCCCCGAGCTCATATTTGGTCATTTGAGGACTTCCACTAATTATGATAAGACGGAGAAACAAATTGTTGGTGGCAAAAATGGGTTTGGATTCAAGCTAGTTCTAATTTGGTCAACGTATGGCTCTGTTGAGACAGTTGACCATGTTCGAGGCCTCAAGTATTTCCAAGAATTTAAAAACAACTTGGACATTATTGAAAAACCAACCATTACAAAGTGTAAATCCAAACCATACACCAAAATCACATTCAAACCCGATTATGCGCGACTTGGAATTGATGGATTGTCGCCCGATATGATTGCGTTGTTCAAACGACGCGTTTACGATATTGCCGCAGTAACCGACAAAAATATAAAAATCAAATACAATGGAGAGCTCGTCCCAGTAAAGAATTTCCAGCAATATATTGACATGTATATTGGGGACAAGGCGACATCGCCGCGTGTATATGAAGAGAATGGCGAGCGATGGGAGTATGCGGTTGGATTATCACCCAGCAACGAATTTATTCAGGTCTCATTTGTGAATAGTATCAACACATCCAAGGGCGGAAAGCATGTAGAGTATATTTTGAACCAGATTATACGGAACTTGACAGACTATATTGAAAAGAAGAAGAAGGTAAAAGTAAGCCCAACAAGTATCAAAGAGCAGCTCATCCTATTCTTGCGTTGCGATATTGAGAACCCCGCATTTGATAGTCAGTCAAAGGACTATATGAATACTCCCTCTGCCAAGTTTGGGTCCAAGTGTGAGGTGACAGAAAAGTTCATCGAAAAGGTCGCAAAGATGGGCGTCATGGATGCTGCGTGCGCCATCACAGAAGTCAAGGAAAATAAGGTCGCCAAGAAGACGGATGGCACCAAGACAAAAAGTATTCGTGGAATACCCAAGCTAACCGACGCGAATTGGGCTGGAACGGACAGATCCAGTGAATGTACTCTAGTTTTGACCGAGGGAGATTCGGCAAAGGCCGGAGTTCTTTCCGGAATGAAACCAGAAGACAGGAATAATTATGGTGTGTTACCTTTGAAAGGAAAGATGTTTAATGTACGCGGTGAACTAAATAGAAGGGTTTCGGAGAATAAGGAAATCATTGAAATCAAGAAAATTCTTGGACTAGAAACTGGAAAAGAATACAAAACGCAAGAGGATGTCAACAAACATTTGCGATATGGAAAAATACTATTTATGACCGATCAAGATTTGGACGGCAGCCATATCAAGGGACTTGGAATTAATTTGTTCCATTGCGAATGGCCATCGCTCGCCGAAATTCCCGGGTTCATTGGGTTCATGAATACCCCCATTTTGAAAGCCAGGAAGGGCAAGGTTGAGCTATTGTTTTACAATGATGGCGAATATGAAGAGTGGAAGAAGATTAATGATACCAAGGGTTGGACAATCAAGTATTACAAGGGACTAGGAACCAGCACTGGAAAGGAGTTTCGCGAATATTTTGAAAATAAGAAGATTGTTGATTTTGAGCACAATGGTAAGGAAAGTGATGATGCTATTGATATGGTCTTCAACAAGAAACGCGCAGATGATCGCAAGGACTGGTTGGAAGATTACAATCGCGACTCGTATTTGGATACAAGCAATACAACTGTGAGTTATACCGATTTTATTAACAAGGAACTCATACATTTCTCCAAATACGATTGTGATCGTAGTATACCAAATTTGATGGATGGTCTAAAAACTAGTTTGCGTAAGATTTTGTTCTCGGCGTTTAAAAAGGGTCTCACAACTGAAATCAAGGTCGCGCAGTTTTCTGGATATGTATCGGAACATTCATGCTATCACCACGGCGAGGCGTCGCTCAATGGCGCCATTGTTGGTATGGCACAAAATTACGTTGGTTCCAATAATATTAATTTGCTTGTGCCGTCTGGACAATTTGGAACACGACTAAAGGGAGGCGATGACAGTGCGTCGGAAAGGTATATTTTCACCCTGTTGAACAAGTTGACACGAACAATTTTCCCAGCGGCAGATGATCATGTTATCAAATATCTGACAGATGATGGAACACCTGTGGAGCCACTGTTCTATGCGCCAATTATTCCAATGATCCTTGCCAATGGGTCGAAAGGGATTGGAACCGGTTTCAGTACCGATATTATGTGCTATAACCCAGTTGATATTATTGATTATTTGAAGACAAAGTTGTCAAGCGATACAATTTATGACAAGCCAATTTTGCCATATTACGAAGGGTTCAAAGGAACCATTACTAAATTGACAGATCACAAATATTTGATTAAAGGCAATTATACTACAGTTGGCGCGGATACAATTCATGTTACCGAATTGCCGGTTGGATTTTGGACTGATGATTTCAAGGAACTGCTTGAATCATTGATTGAACCAGGTCAAGACAAGACCGGAAAGAAGATTGTACCGATTATCAAGGATTATTGTGATATGAGCAAGGATACGAATGTTGATTTCACAATTACATTTGCTAAGGGACGACTGACAGAACTACAGGGTTCAAAAGATGACAATGGATGTAATGGAGTGGAGAAGTTGTTGAAGTTATATACAACCAATTCGAATACCAACATGCACATGTTCGACGCAAATGATAAGTTGAAGAAATATGCCACCGTAGAGGATATTATTGATGATTATTACGTTACTCGGCTAGATCTCTATGTAAAGAGAAAGGATTATATGATTCATGCTATCGAAAAGGAGTTACTACTATTGTCGAATAAGGCAAAATATATCAAGGAGAATTTGGAGGGAACTATTGATTTGCGTAAGAAGACGAAGGATGTAGTTATCCAAATGTTGAACAATAAGAATTATGATATTATGGACAATGATGCTGATTACAAGTATTTGACTAAGATGACGATGGACAGCGTTACGGAAGAGAATGTCAATAAGTTATTTGATGAGCGCGAAAATAAGAGTGCGGAATTGAGTGTAATCAAAAGTACTACAATCAATCAAATGTGGTCTGGGGAGCTAGATAATTTGCGAGTAGAGTATTTGGAATACAAGGAACAGCGCCAGCGACTAATGGATGGCTGTGAGGCAAAGAAGAAAGTGGTTGTAAAGAAGAAGCTTTTGAAGGTATAATATATACTTGTTATAAAAACATAGAGTAATTTTATTTAAGAAGAGTATAATGAAAACGATTTTAATAACGGGATCATCTGGCCTAGTTGGTAGCGCATTTCAAAAAATCAGGCCTGGTTATAATTATAATTTTATTTTTTCAACTTCGAGTGATGCCGACCTAACAAATTATGCTGAGACCAAGAGATTGTTTGAGATCGTTAAACCTCATTATGTTATTCATTTAGCTGCCTGTGTTGGCGGTTTGTATAAAAATATGAATTTCAAGGTCGATATGTTAGAGAAGAACCTTCAAATTAACTTGAATGTGTTGAAATGTGCATATGAGGTAAAGGTTGATAAATGTGTATGTATTTTATCTACTTGTATTTTTCCCGACAAAACCACATATCCTATTGATGAGACAATGTTACACGATGGCCCACCCCATTCTTCGAATGACGCATATGCTTATGCGAAGAGAATTATGGAGGTTCATTGTCGTGCTTATAATGAACAATATAATACTAACTTCTCTTGTATTATACCAACAAATATTTATGGGCCACATGATAACTACTCTCTTGAAGACGGTCACGTAATTCCATCTCTCATTCACAAGTGCTACTTGGCAAAAGAACAACAGATCCCGTTTGAGGTTCGTGGGTCCGGCGCTCCATTACGGCAATTCATATTCAGCGAAGACCTTGCCAAGATTATCATGGATTGTCTCGAACTCTTGAATAGAGAAAACTTGATTGTATCGACAACTGAAGAATATTCTATTAAAGATGTCGCATTTCATATTGCCAGAGAGTTTGAGTATGAAGAGCATATTGTGTTCAAGAAACAATATGCTGATGGACAATTTAAAAAGACGGCAAGTAATGAAAAATTGAAAAATAAGATACCAGACCTGAAATTTATCGATATACAAGAGGGAATCCACATGTCAGTCGATTTTTTCAAGGACAACTTCAGTCTGTGCCGGAAATAATCGCGGATAATAATCACCCATCAATATTTGAATACAATATATGTCATATATACTGTTCACATAATCGTAACATTTTTTTTTTGCGTATTCAATGCTTTCTTCAAATGACGGATTGGGCAACAATTGACGATACAATAATCCTGGCAATGGCACATCATTGGAAACATATATTTCTACATTATAAACAATTGTATCACATGGTATAACATATGACACAATTGTTGGTCTGGGTGCTGTAGTAGAAATAATGCTCAAACTAGCATATCTCAAATCATATTGTTCATTTATCCATGGGTGTTCACTCTCTTTATTGTAACCGATTGAACACATGACCCGCGGAACTTGAATGCTTACAGTGTAATAGGCGTTTGGTTGTATACAAGCAACCATATAATTTGCATCAGCGTTCATTAGAGAACCTGGGGGGGCCTCCATAAATTGAAATGCGTCATTTTCAATACATACAGTTCCTGTGATAGTATTCAATTCATGTGTTATATTAGTATATATATTATCCTGTTGTTGGTAATCAATATCACACAAAAAATACTCTTCACCGTCAATAAATGTTCGCGGTGGCAATCCTGACCAATAATACAATGAAATATCATTGCTTGTAAAATAAGACCCGTAAATACGAAACAGGGCAAAATAACGGCGGTCAGTGTCTAACGCAACTGTCAAATTAAACTGGCTCGATTTTTCCATAAGTTCGTTCATTTCGAAGAGGTCAATATCCTTAACGTGATAAAACGATGTTACCAAATCGCTAGTATCATACACTTGAATTGAAAAATAAGTTGCCGCTGGGTGGTTCGGCAAAAATATTGTTTCCTTTTCATCGCTTAGAATTCGAAAATTACTCGTATTTGGAGGTATAATCATACCAAAATATACCGCATTATCATC